AGCAAGGTAGTGGGAGACAACCAAGTTGTGGTGAAATGGGGGGTGGAGGAAGCCCTCACACTAAAGAGTTTAAATATTGACGTGCCATCACCCATATCTGGACAGTACGATTGGCCCGGTACACATAAACCTTTCGCACACCAGAAGACTACTGCCGAGTTCCTCACGAAACATCGTAAGGCGTTTTGTTTTAATGAGCAGGGTACAGGTAAAACAGCTAGCGCTATCTGGGCATCCGACTTCCTATTAAAGAAGGGGGCCGTAAACCGTGTCTTAGTTATATGCCCTCTGTCGATTATGGATTCCGCATGGCGTGCAGATTTGTTTACGTTTGCCATGCACCGGTCTGTTGATGTAGCGCACGGAGCGCCAGCTAAACGCCGCAAGATTATAAATGGCGGGGCTGATTACGTCATAATAAATTACGACGGTGTAGAGATCGTAGCCGACGACATTGCGGCAGGAGGTTTTGATCTAATCATTGTTGATGAAGCCACACACTATAAGAACGCGCAGACCAAACGGTGGAAAGTTTTAAACAAACTAGTGGGTGAGAATACATGGTTATGGATGATGACGGGTACACCCGCCGCACAAAGCCCTCTGGATGCCTACGGTATTGCTAAATTAGTAAACCCCATGGGAGTGCCGAGGTTCTTTGGATCATTCCGTGATCAAGTTATGTATAAGATCACTCGATTTAAATGGGGTGTGAAGGACTCCGCTACCGATACAGTCTTTAATGCATTGCGTCCGGCTATCCGGTTCACGAAAGAAGAGTGCCTCGATCTACCTGAGATGGTCTACACCAAACGTAAGGTCGAACTGACCCTACAGCAAAAGAAGTACTACAAAGAACTCAAAGATCGTATGGTTATGCAGGCCGCTGGCGAAGAGGTTACCGCCGTAAACGCTGCAGTTAATATGAACAAGTTACTGCAGATATCTGCAGGTGCAGTCTATACCGATACAGGAGATGCACTGGCATTTGATATTAAGAACCGATACCGCGTCCTGATGGAAGCCATACAGGAGACAAGTGGTAAGGCTCTCGTGTTCGTACCTTTCAAACATACTATCAAGATGCTGTCTGAGAAGTTAGCTGCCGATGGTGTTACTAACGAGATCATACAGGGTGATGTACCCGCATCGAAGCGCACTGACATCTTTAAGCGTTTCCAAGAGCAAGATAACCCACGAGTTCTTGTCATACAGCCAGCCGCTGCATCACACGGTGTTACGTTAACAGCAGCCGATACGGTAGTGTGGTGGGCTCCTACAAGTTCGTTGGAAACCTACGCGCAGGCTAATGCTCGTGTCCATAGGTCGGGACAGAAGAACAAATGCACAGTTGTGCAGCTACATGGATCGCCCGTAGAACATCACGTTTATAGACTACTTGACGACAGAATAGACGTACACACAAAAATAATAGACTTATATAACGAATTGCTTGACTAGAGCATCAAATATCACTAAATTTAGTCAACTAAAACAAAATTGGAGGACGTGTTATGGAAAATTCACGCCTCGGCAAACTAACCAAGGCTTATATCGGGATCCGTGGCAAGCGACAGGAGTTAGCAGCCGAGTTCAAGAAACAGGATGATGAGTTAAAGGCGCAGCAAGATAAGATCAAACTGCATCTACTTGAGTTCTGCAAGGACAACGATATCGACAGCGTTCGTACGGAGGCTGGCATATTTTATCGTACGCAAAAACGTCGGTACTGGACGAGTGACTGGGAGTCTATGAACAAGTTCATACTTGAACATGGTGTGCCTGAGTTTTTCGAGAAGCGTTTAAATCAAGGCGTTGTCCGTGGGTTCCTTGAAGATAATCCTGATTTGTTACCACCGGGGCTCAATGTGGAGTCCGAATATACCATCTCAGTTAGGAGAAAGTGATGAGTGATGAGTATGTAACTATTGACGAGATTGCGCGTAAACTGCAGATTTCGTTACCGACTGTACGTAGTTGGGTTAGGCAAGGGCACATTGGGTCACAAGCCTATATCCGAGTGGGTACTACTTATCGGTTTAATATGGGCGCAGTCCTAGAGTCTCTGCACGGTGTAGTGCGTGAGGACGATGAAAAGCCAGAAGCCGAAGCACCAGTAGAAGAAACACAAGAAAATAACTTAGACGAAGACGTATAGGAGAACTACAAATGTCTGAATTGTCTATATTTGAGGGCAACTCTCTCGTATCCACGGACCTTTTCAAGAAGCTGCAAGGCTCTACCAATAACTTATTAGGTGGTAGTGGTAATGGCGGTGGTATGCGCCGCATTAGCATCCGAGGTAAAAGGTTCCGCGAGGTAGTCGGTAGCGAAGAGATGCGTGTTAGTAAATCTAACAGCATGAATATAGTGATTATCCAAGCTGCACCACTCTCTCGTATGTATTATGAAGGGTCGTATTCCCCTGATAAATCTTCAGCACCACATTGTTGGTCTGCGGATACCACTACCCCTTCACCTGACGTACCAGAAGAACAACGTATGGCACCACGTTGTATGGACTGCCCAATGAATATTAAGGGGTCAGGACAAGGTGAAGCTCGTGCTTGTAGGTTCCAGCAACGGGTGGCTGTCGTAATAGAAGGTCAGCTAAATAAAATATACCAGTTACAATTACCTGCCACGAGTATCTTTGGTGATGGTAAGGACGGTAAGATGCCAATGCAGGCATACGCACGGTTCTTGAACGCCCATAACACACCGCCGATTGCTGTCGTTACCGAGATGTACTTCGATGATGATAGCGCTGGACCTAAGTTATTCTTTAAACCTGTACGTCCTCTGGAGGAAGACGAGTTACAGCAGGTTGCGGAATTACTGGATCACCCGGACACAGAGCGGGCCACGACGCTGAGTGTATCTGCACCAAAAGATGTTAACGCAGCGTTACCACCACCTACCCCCGCGCCGAAGAAAGCAGCACCAAAGAAGGCAGCAGCCTTTGAGGATGATGAGGTGGAGGATGAACCACCCGCTGAACCAAAACGTGTTGCAAAAAAGGCCGCTTCAGTAGAGGATACGGACCCCGAGTTGGATGCTATAGTGGACGCTTGGGACGACTAATCTTAGCCCACTACTCCCCGTGGCTGTCTTTGGGAGAGGGCAGCTACGGGTTTTCGGGAGGACCGTATGGAACCAAGAACATTCTTGGATAGAGTACTATCTACAGAAGGTCACTACTGCCTATTCGCTGCCAAAGCCGCAGAAAACAAGCGCGTGCAGCGGTTCTTCGATACAGTAGGATCTTTATTAGATGCCGCACAGTTTATGGACTCTGACGGCTACGATGTTTATTTCGCTCTCGCTACCTTCAAGGAAGAGGGCTCACGTAAAGTTGATAACGTAAATAAATTACAATCATTCTTTCTAGATTTAGACTGTGGACCTAGTAAAGATTATCCCAACCAGTCCGAAGCTATTACTGCCCTAAAAAGTTTCTGTGCAACTACAAAGCTACCTCGCCCAAAACTAGTCAACTCAGGTAGAGGCATACATGCTTATTGGTTTCTAGATGAGGCCATTGTGTATGATGACTGGATACAGGTCGCCGAGAAACTCAAGGCTTGTTGCGCCACCAATAACTTATTAGCAGACCCCGCTGTAACCGCTGATGCTGCTAGGGTACTTCGTATTCCCGGTACACATAATTATAAGGGTGATCCGCCCCTACGGGTCTACGGTTTCGGTATGGAAGATCCAGAACCGATTAGTTTAGAGGATTTTTCCAACGCCCTCGGCGCAGACTTTATGGCAGTCCCTAAGAAGTTTATACCTGCGGGGGCCAATGCAGTTACTGATGCTTTGATTGGTAACAAGATGAGTTCCTTCAAGGCTATATTAGACAAGACTAGACGGCATGTCGGGTGCGCCCAACTTAGCAACATAATTAAAAAACAGGCCGAAGTATCCGAGCCAATGTGGCGTGCAGGGTTATCCATTGCGAAGTTCTGTGATGATGGCTCTAAAGCTGCGGATATGATGTCCAATAAGCATCCAGAATACACGCCAATCGAAACTATCAGGAAGATGGATCTTATTAAGGGTCCGTATCGTTGTGCTACATTCGATGAATATTCTCCCGGTATATGCACGGGATGCCCACACTGGGGCAAAATAAAGTCACCGATTTCGTTGGGGCAGAGTATTCGTGAGTCCGTTGGTGAGGTTGTAGTGGAAGCTCCGGCCTTAGAGTTACCTAACGAACCTATTAAAACATATACAATACCCAAATATCCCTCACCATATTTTCGTGGAGCTAATGGTGGGGTTTACATACGACGCACGCAACCTGATGGCTCAGTAGATGAGGTGCCTGTCTACCATAATGACTTATATGTCATACGTCGTATCCGAGACCCTGAAATAGGCGAGTCGGTACTTATGAGATTACACCTGCCAAAGGACGGTGTCCGAGAGTTCACCATACCTTTGACTGCGGTGACGTCTAAAGATGAGTTCCGTAAACAGATGTCTATGCAAGGTGTCGCTGTCACTAGGGTGGATGAGCTTATGAAATACACACTAGAGTGGGTTAACGAATTGCAAGCTAACGATAAAGCAGATGATGCACACAAACAGTTTGGTTGGGTCGGCGATGGTTTCGAATCCTTCGTGTTAGGTAATCAACACGTAATGGCAGATGAGATAACGCTAAATCCACCTGCCTCACAGACATTAGGACTTATACCGTTCTTCAAGCCGCGTGGTACATATGAACAGTGGCGTAAGAATATGGACTTCTACAACCGAGATAATTTTGAAATCCACCAGTACGTGGTGGGTACATCTTTTGGGTCTGTGCTTATGCAAGGGTCTGCCGAAAACTGCGCGGCTCTACACCTACACAGTAAGGAGTCAGGTATTGGTAAGACCACGGCTATGTTTGTTGGCGCTTCGGTATGGGCTTCACCAAAAGATCTAGTGGTTGATAAGAAAGATACGTTGAACTTCAAGCTGCATAGGGGAGAGATATACCATAGCCTACCTTACTATCTTGACGAGATAACCAATCTAAAACCCTACGAAGTTAGTGACTTGGCGTATGCACTATCCAGTGGTCAGCAACGGGGTCGTTTAAGTGGTAGTGGTAATGTAGAGAGATATAGAGGGGAGCCATGGAAACTCCTTTGTGTGACTACAGGTAACGCTAGTGTTATTGAGAAATTATCTGCAGAGAAGTCGCAGCCGAAAGCTGAAGCGCAGCGTATCATGGAGATGAAAGTTGATAGGTTATTCACCAAATCTGCGGATAAGGCAGAGCAGGATAGATTTATTTTATCGGTGAAAAACAACTACGGGTTCGCTGGTCCTAAGTTCTTACAGTATGTAATGCAGAACAAAGAAAGTGTTATGGAGTTGGTCACTGAGGTACAGAAGCGTATGGATGCTAGGGTTGGGTTAACTAGTGAGAATAGGTTCTGGTCCCTACACGTAGCAAATACTCTAGCTGGACTTATACTGGCTAAACGTATGGATTTTGTATCTTACGATATTGCAAAGGTATCAAACTTCGCTGCATGGATGCTGCAGACTAACCTAGCAACAGTATCGGATATGACACTGAACGCGCAGGACATACTAAACGATTACATTAACGAACACTGGAACAATGTCCTCTGGATCAAAAGCACCAGTGATATGCGTAAGGGGCAAGCGGCAGGGGCGTTAGATAGCCTAGTTGTGCCGGAAGCATTACCACGGGGTAAGTTAGTTGCCCGATACGAGACGGACATAAAGAGGGCGTATTTTGTCCCGAAAGCTCTCAGAGCGTGGTGTGTAGAACACCAGATAAATTATGGATCATTAGTACAAGACCTAACTAAAGAGATGGGGGCACGTAAGGCAAAGATGCGGTTGAGTAAGGGTACGCATATGCAATTACCGCCTACAGAAGTCCTTATCGTAGATTGTTCTATAGAGGTGCCGGATGGTGCGGAGAGTTATACGGACGACTGATCTAAACCCGGACGGCCTTCGCATCATATTAAACTGGGAAGAATTACGTCCGGGGACATCTATGTTTGTTCCATGCGTCAACACTACCGCAGCTCTGGAACAGGCAAAACAAATAACAAAGATGTTAGGTTATGAAGTTATATTAAAAGTAGTGATAGAAAGTAAGAAATTAGGTATTCGCATTTGGAGAACAACGTGATATATAGATCTTAGACAGCATTTTCCTCCCCGCTGTCTGTTCTCCTTGGTTGATTGCCCCTCTGCTTCGGCAGGGGGGCTTTTTTAATCCCAGATAGATACGTTCTTATCGAACTCACGGGCCTCTGCCTGTAACGCAGCACGCATATTTTTGTTTAGCGTGATGCCGTGGTGCATCTCTGCACTGGTCTTCTGGTGACTACGCATTGAACGCTTCACCGAATCCGCTGTTATAGCGGCATTGGCGTGCCTGCTATTGAACCTTCTAAGCCGCTCTACCGCGTCCTTCACACCTTCACCGTCACCAGAGCGTGCAGATATGTAGAGCCTACGCAGTATGTTGGTACGCTCTTTGGCCACGGAACGATCTATCTTCTTGATCGCGGCGTTCTCCATAAGTTGTCTGGAGTATTCCGCTGGTGCAAACCCAAGCATCTGAGCTAGTGAGTGACCTATACCGATATCATCCACGACGGAATCACCACGTAGAGTATTGGCACCTTCGGTAGCGAACCTAATGCCTTTCATAGTGTTACGTATGGCAGCGGGAGCCATGGCCTCAAGACCTCGGGTAGTGTCACCCTGAGAAATCATATCGAGACCACGCTCGATGCCCATACCAACACCGACAACTGGACCACCTAACTCTTCGAGAGCCGTGAAGAATACACTTTGATCTTTAGCGATACGGTTCTCACGGAAGAGAAGTTCGGATAGACCAATACGTGCTGAGATATCTACACCAAATAGATAGTTACCCAGACCACCGTAGACCCCTTCACCTAAATACTGACGTGTCATGGTTTGGAAGTCTTCCTCGTCGTCTTCGAGGAACATATTAGCTATCATTGCCATGGTGCCGAATATAGGCATACCACCTACACCAGCTAACAGACCCGTTGCACCGAATACTCCGGCAAGCTGCCTACGTGCCATAGCCTTATCAGCGGGAGACCCTTTGATCGAGTTCTCACTGAGCTTCCACAACATGTAGTACATCGACACACCGTAACGCTTAAACATAAAGGCTATACGGCCTATGTTGCTCTGAGAGATAGGTGGAGTACCCGCAGCCTGCACGCCGCCGTTAGTCATTTCGGTTACATATACAGCTTCACGAGCCGCAGCCTGCATGTCTGCGTCGGATATTTTACCACTAGAATACGCAGCGCCTAACTCGTTAACAGGCACACCTGTTCGTTTGGATAGCTCCATCTGATATGCAGCGTCGAGGGTAATTTGGCGTTGGGCGCGTTCTAAATGGTGGAACATAAACCCAGATGCCATATTAACTTTCTGTAAGGCGCTTGCCGCAGATGAGTCCATGCCTTCCATATCCAATACTTCCTGTGTAATGGATCGGTTAAGCATCCCTTGTTCTGCTGCTACCTCGGCTAATGCGCGGCGCATCTTTATTTCTGGCGGTGTATTGGCAGCATCAAAGTTATAATTGTCGATAGATGGCGCTGCGCTTACAGTACGTTTAACCTTACTAGTCCCATCTGGACCATAGGTGTCAATCTGGCGCATTCTGCCACTCGATGTGAATACTTTTATCGCATTACCCATAGCAATCCCGGATTCCTTGAACCCGTATTTACCACCAAGATATGGATATACAATCATTGGAAGCGCGGTCAGGTTGACCAGTGCAGAAGATACGTTGAACCCGAGGGTAAAGTTAAAGCCAAGAGAGCTACCGAACTTGGACCAGTTGGCTATATTTGGGCTGGCAGCAAACCGGGCTCTACGGTCTAGATCATCACGAATGTTATCTAGTAATGCACTCTGCTCTATATCAACATCTGACTTTTGTTTCTGTGCCTTAACGTACTCGTCTATTTCGTTTCTGTATTGCTGGATTTCTCGGCCATGCTCGATCTGTGCTAACTGCCTTACGATACCCATACCTTTGTTTCTTAGTGCCAGCACTGCGTCTTTTCTTGCACCGGGAGTGCCTTTACGTTGGCGGAATCCTTGCAGCATGGACCGTTCTGGTATGGCGTCCAAATATAGACGCAGCACTTGGTCAGCCAGAGTATCTTCGTCACTAGCTTTCTTCTTAGGCTCGATACCATTAACCTTCATAGTTTTTAAGATATCATTAACGAAAGCAGTCGATGGTGCCTTGCTGTAGTCTATCTGGCCTCGGTTGGTATACTCGTTAATATCTGTAGCCCCACCTGAATCTTTCAACGCTTTAATAGCAGTTTGCGCTGCGGTCTTAGATTCAAATGCTTCAACGAAGAAGTCTGGTTTACCCGTACGGGGATCTGTAGCTGTATATGTTACCCAGTATTCGCCACGACGGAATAATGGGAAGTAAGGATCAATAGCACCGTTAGCTACCAATGCCTTATTTATTTCATTGTATATGGCTTGCCCTTCGGCATCACCAACCTCATCACGCAAGCGTTTACGTAGCGTAGACTGTATGTCCCCAAGGAGAGATTTGTAGGTATTACGGAGTGTACGGTATTGCGTACGTCCACCATCGCCGATTTCGTTGAACATGCGTTTGGCGTCGCGCCAATCCTGCATCCTCTCTGGGTCGCTACCGTATTTCTTCTGCGCTTCAGTTTGCGAAAGTTCAGGGTCTACTTCTCCCGTAGTGGAGAGTACAACTAATTCGTCAAAGATACGCATCTTCTCTGGGTTGTTGCGACCCCAAGCAGATAAACCCTTTACAACGCCGTCTATGGCTTCCTGACCTTTATTTATTACGCCGCTTTGACGACGCACGATCTCGTTCAACTTACTTGCACCGGGGATATACTTCTCAGCTATCTCAGTCGCACCGTGCAAAGGGGTGACATACTGAAGAGCTTGTCTAGCTCGTAGAGGGATATTCCTATCTTTTATAAAGTTAACGAACCGTTCTGCGCTATCCTTTGTAATCGGTGGCATATTGTTAAGCGCGCCATTTAGGACTCTAGCTGCACCGCCAAAACGAGACAGCATAAACAGTTCATTAGCAGCGCGAGCATCAGGGGTCGGAGCAATAATACTTTCGACCATACGGTCTGTAGCATTGAGCGCAGAGCTAATACCTTTGGGCTGTAATCCAACCATACGCCGTAAGAAGTTACCAACAATATTCATGAACTGCTGCAGCATGGACACAGGCTTACCTGCCTCGTTAAGCTGCGCTAGCTCCGCTTGGAACTCTGGGTTTGAGAACGCTTCAGATACGAACTCATCTACAGACTGGGCAC